ATATGTCTAATAATAAAATAAAGTTCAATGCAATACAAATGATAGACGGAGAAGATAATATATTTCACAAATCAGTAACTGAAGATGTAGATTTTATCTCGGTTCCAATTGAAACTAATAATTTATCTAATACAGAAGATCCACATCCAAAAGTATTAGATACAATTAAGCAAAGATTGGAATTTAAAGGCAATATACATCTATCTGAATCAGGGAAATCTTGGAATATTTGGAGAAATACTCTAAATAATGAAGATGATATGGTAGAAATAGATTTGAGTGCAACACCATTCTAATCTAACAGAGAACACTATCTATGGAGCAATCTATGGATAGTGTTCTCTTTTTTTTTACTATTTTAGGTAAATAACACTTAAAAGGAGAGAATAATGAATGATAAAAAGCGAGATTTTTTACCAATCGATAAAGATCCTATTCATATGATATTTCATTCAGATAAATGGGAAGAAATACCAGATGAAGATTTATGGGAAGATGGCGAGATAAGAGAAGAGCATAGTCTTGCTATCAAAATCTATGAAAAGGTAATTATAGAAGGTAATTGGAAGCTAATAAGGAGAAAAAATGGCTAATTTAACTGAAAAATGGACTAAATATGCTAAAAAACGTTTATTAAATAGAAAAATCGTAAAAGTAGAGTATATGACAAGTGATGAATGCAATGAATATATGTGGTATAAAAGACCAATTACATTCATACTAGATAACGGCACAAGAGTTATAGCTATGCAAGATGATGAAGGTAATGATGGTGGTGTTTTAACTTGTCTTACAGAAAAATCAGAAGATGTATTACCTGTATTAGGAGTTAAAGATGCCTGATAAATGTGTTCAATGCAGAGAAGAAATAAAAGACACAATATATGAAAACTACTACGCTAAATATGAATATTTATGCGAAAAATGGGATTGTTGGGCTGAATGGATGAATGAAAATACATATCCAAAAGATACAGATTAAAAAAGAAAAGAGAGCTAAAATAATGTTCTCTTTTTTTTTAATAACTTGGAGGTTAAAATGCGATCAAAATGGTTAAGAATTTTAACAGAAAACACAAATCCGTTTGATGAAATTAGAATTATGACTAAAAACGAACTTAGATCATATATTAGAGAACACAGAAGTGTTCAAAAGATAATTATGTCTGGTAAATACTCAGAAGATCAAAGAATATTGTCTTCAAAAGTAGTATATGCTAAAAATAGACTAAAGCTAATTTCTTAAAATTGGCTGGCATACCTAACAGTTGAGTTTAAAGTATCTGCAGAACTACTCATAAAGTATGCCAATAATTAATGGTGGGGACTTGTAGGAGTCTTAGATGACAAACAGTGCAAGTTCTCATCATTATTTTACAAAACTTAGTCCAACCTGTTACGACGGGGTAAGGATAATGACCTAGATATTTTCGATAGCTATATTGGTGTAAAATAGCTATCCATTATATCAATGATACGATGATCACATTGTAGACATATGGTCGGGGGACGACTTGGCTGATCACTAAAAACACCTCTAAATAACAGATGGATCGCCCCAAAGTTTATAAGCCCTGTGAGTCTCACGTGAGTATGAAATACGACTACCGAGCAAGGGCTTATAATCTCTTTTTTTTCACTATTTTTAATAAAATAAAGGAGATAATATGTCATATACATTTGATGTAGACAAATGGTACGAAGAAAGAAAAATAGCAAGAATAAATAAAGCTAAATCATTAAAAAGTTTAAATAAATACTTTAAAGACTTAGGATATAAGTATATAAGAGTATGGTATGAAGGAGCTGGTGATTCAGGTGAATGTTTTCACGCAGAAGGGTGGAAAAGTGAAATAAGCATTAAATATAAAAGCGATTATCAATACAAACCTTGGAATCATAATAAAGAAAAAGATTTTGATGAATGGAAAGATATGGACAGAAATCAAAAAGAGTTATCTGTTGAATACTCAAAATATATAAAAGAACATCCTGATGAAAAACTTAGCAGTGACTTACATTGGTTTATTGTAGATATAGTTGACTATGATTGGTATAATAACGAAGGTGGTCAAGGCGAAGTAATATGGGATTTAGAAAAAGAATCTATAATTGTTGATGGAGAGCAAAATACAAGAAGTTATATTCAATGTAAAGAAGAATATTTCTTAGATGGCTCAGATCCTAAAACAAGTTATAGAAATGAAGTAATGCAATAATGAAAACATTGCATCATTGTAAATCAAGCGTTAAATTATTTGGTGGTAGAGTCGGAGACTACTATCAAATACACGCTTGGTTTGATGAAACAAAAGATCATTATGCTGATATTAGGCATAGAGCCTTAAGACATCATACTCAAGGTATTAAAGAGTGTGAATTGAAGTTTGGAATAGTAATAAATAACTCTGATGATAAAGATATAGCTGTTAGATCTATAGCAGAACAACATATAAGAGAGGATTTAGGATTTATTCCAACAGTTCAAGATTGGCTTAAAAATATCAAACCTACATCTTGGATGGCAAGCACCAAGAAGAATACTTTAAAGAAACACACTTTGATGTAAATGATGGGCCTAAGGCTAGCTTAATACCTTTAACAATTAGGCAAGGGACATACATCAAATAAGCGGAGGGGACGGGCGTTATATGCTTGAATAACATAAAAGGTCGTCCCCCAATAATTTAGGGAGTGGAGAGAAGATACCGTGAGGTCTTCCAAGGGATTTTAGATCGCATTGTTCATTCCTTTTCCCTGTTTGACACTCCCGATTTTATAATAAGGAAGAATAATGAAATACATAATAAGAAAATCAATGATAATAAGAGACTCAGGTCGTAGTAGTGATTTTATTACACCTAGTTTTGGTTTCGGCTGTTTGTATAAATGTACCTATTGTTATATGCGAAGGCATAAAAAACAAGGTTTACAAATCGCTAAGAATACAAACGAAATACTCGATGCAATAGATAGACATCTATGGTTATTAAAGTGGCCAAAAACACCTAATCAAACGCACGAGAAATACTATACATATGATTTTAGCTGTAACGAAGACTATGTTTTACATTTAAAATACCATAACTGGCAAGATCTGTTTGATTATTTTAAACATAACACAAAAGCTATGGGTACAGCTGCAACAAAATATGTAAACAATAAAATGTTGAAATATAATGCAAATAGAAAGGTTCGTATTAGATTTAGCATAATGCCTCAAATATTGTCAGATAAGCTAGAACCTGGTACATCTAAAATTATTGACAGAATAAAAGCTGTTAATAAATTCTATGAAGCAGGCTATGATGTTCATTTAAACTATTCACCTATAATAATGTATAAACACTTTGAAGAAGATTATGCTAAATTATTTAAACTAGTTAATGACAACATTGATAAATCCATAAAAGATAAAGTCAAAGCAGAGTGTATATTTATGACACATAATAAAAATATGCACGAATATAATATAAATAACAATGTTAAAGGCGAAGAATATTTATGGACTCCACATAATCAAGAAATAAAAACTTCTCAATATGGTAGCGTTAATATTAGATATGATTATAAAAAGAAATCGCAATATATACAAAGATTCTTAAATTTACATAGTAATTTCCTAGATTGGCAAACTATTAGGTATATATTCTAAGTATAGAAGATTGGAGGAGAAAAAGAGAGAGCCAATAACTGGTCCTACCTGAGGAAATGCATGGAAAGGCCCCTCTAAAAGGAATATGTGAGGCTCTCTTTTTTTTTACTATAATTTATAGGAGGTTTTATGAACCAATGGATTCATAGGCAGTGGGGTACTAAAGACATATTATATTATTGTCCTAAAAATAAAATAGTATGGCAATACGATAGATATGGCAAAATACATATGTTTGAAGATATGCCCACATACGGACTAGAGAGAAAAATAATGACTGATTACAAAAACAAAGAGGTAATAAATGCAGAAGAATGCTAAAAATGTGCTAAAATTTAGTGAAAAGACATTTGAATCTGAAACAGCACAATACACAATAGAGAAAATAATAATGGAAATAACAAATCTAGAACAGCTCAGAAATATAAAAGATTTAGCAAACAAAAGATTTAAAATGTTTGCACAAGCTGAAGGAGCTATGCTTATGCCAGGCGATAAAGTTAAAGTTACAGGATCTAATAAACTTGAGCAAGGCAGTATTATAAAAGTAAATAGAACTAGAGCTGTAGTAAATATAGATGGAAAACAATGGAATGTTCCATTTTCTATGTTAAGTAAAATAGAGGAGAACAATGATACAAACTAACTGGGATGCACCTATTAGAAAGGTGCCTTTAGAATATAACGGAACAAAATCTAATGCTTGGTCTGTGCAAAGAGAAGATATGATTACAACTAAAACAGAAGATACTACTATACAAGGGCCTGTATGGAACGAAGTAGGTGTAGTTAGTGATAATTACTTATTAATACCAAATAAAAAAGTAGTAGAATTAGCTAATGATGTTGCTGATAATTCTGGGTTACAATTCGAAGAAGATAAAATATTCTACAATGGAAGACAGTTTATGTATTCAATGGTTTCTAAAGATACAGTAGGTGAAGTAGAAGTAGGAGATGATGTTGGACTAGGAATAATGTTTTGGAATAGTTATGACGGATCAACAGCATTATCTTTTAGAATATATTTACAAAGGTTAGCTTGCTTAAATGGTATGGTATCTAAAGATATATTTAAATCTTATAGATTTAGACATTTACATAATTCAGATTCTAATTATGAAGCAGAAATACTAGATACAAGTAAAATGATAAATACAAGCCAAGATAATGTTAGATACTTTATTAATGGTCTAAGACAATTAGGAATAAGAGAATTAGACATGGATAAATTATCATTCTTAAGAAAGAAATACTTATCTAAACTTCCTACATCTTTGTTTGGGAATATTATGGATAAATTCTTAAGTTATAAGTATCAAAAGCCAACAATATATGATTTGTTAAATGCTTCTACTAATGTGCTTTGGCATAAACAGAAGCAAACTAAAGCTGACTTTGATCACAATGCATATATAGTTGATAATTTAATAGAATATACAAATCATTACAGACCGTAATAATTAGGGTAAGCAGACACGGTAACGGTGAGCAGTTACAAGCACAAGGTTAATATGTAATCTCTAGCTTACCCTATAATTTTGACAGTCAAACTAAGATATATGGTAGTGGGTGCGCACGGAAATCCAGAATAGTAACCTCTGTCTGGCTTATATCTTAGATAAAAAAAGAGAGTCGATAACTCGTCCTATAAGTCCTGAATGTCCTAGCTATTAAGTTAGCCGAATGACCTAGGCAAAGGAACACGTATGGCTCTCTTTTTTTTTACTTAATTATTAGGAGTTAATAATGGAAGTTAAATTATTAAAACATTATCTTAGTAATGAAACAGGTTGCGAAATACAACACGATGGCTGGCCATGCGGAACTTGCTTTCATACTATAGATATAAAACTAAAAGAAAATATATCAGAATATTGGCAGCCTGTATTAAGTGTTAGAGGAGATTACTTCGGATTTAAATTCGATGATGATATGAATAAATTTCCTGATTTAATAAATGAACTATATAATACTTTAGGAGGAGAATGGGACGAGTTAAAGAGTTGGCGCAAAAAATAGAGAATGAAATAAAGTTAGCAGAGGAGCATGCAATGTTTATAAAAGGAAGTATAGATGAATTCTTACTAGAAGGCGGCACAGCTTTAGGTTATGATGAATATAATTTACCTAAATTAGATGATATGTCTTCAGTATTAGAGCATAATATACCAGTGTGGGAATATTATGGCTGGGCAACAGAAAAAGAATACGATCCATATAGGAATAAAGAAGATGAATAAACTAAGAGTATTAACAGCATTATCTAAAGCATTTGGTTATGTAGCTTGGTGCGCTAGTAATATGTTTACATTATCTAAGAATATAAGCAAAAGAACAGTTAGTTCTTTAAAATTAACACAAAAATACGACATAAAAATATTCAACAATGACGAAGAGTTTGAAAATAAAACAAATGCAAGTCATAAAGTACTTACAGATATAATAAATTCAATGGATGTATATCCAGGGATGATGATTGTAGTAAAAAGATCGACTAACTTTTGGAACAAAAAATCTGATGTCGTAGGGGTAGAGGAAAATAGTAAAGGTTATTAATGTAATATGCTGAGGACCCTTTACTAAAAAAAGAGAGCTAACAACTTATAGTTAAGCTCTCTTTTTTTTTGCTTAATTCTTTTAATATAAGTAAATTTAAATCTTAACCTGGAGGCTAAATGGAAGAGAATAAAACAATAAAAGAAGATAGAAGAAGCGTAGAAGATCAGTCTAGAACTGTAGGTAAAATAGCTAAAGCATTATCACTTGCACAACGAGAAATTAAAGGTGCGCAAGTTAATGCTAAGAATCCATTCTTTAAGTCTAGCTATGCAGATTTGCATACTGTTATTGATAGTTGTAAAGATATACTATCTAAACAGGAATTAGCATTTGTGCAAAGCAACAGATTTAGAGATGGTGTATTCTTAATAGTTACTAAATTAATACATTCATCAGGCGAATGGTTTTCAAGCGAAATAGCAATGCCAATACCTAAAGGTGCAACTCCACAACAAATAGGTTCACTACAAACCTATGGGAGAAGATATGGTTTATCAGCAATGGTAGGTATAGCGCAGTTTGATGATGACGGTAGTGCATCGTCACCGAGTAATAATCCAAATAAATAGAGCAGGAGGTATCCAATGGACTGGGTAACAAGTGGTGGTTCTTCAAGTGGAACCAAAGATAATATATTCGTAGATAACGTAACAATAGCATCAGCTGAGATTAAATATGGTGTCAAAGAAGATTGGCAAACATATTCAGATGACATTTCAATACATCTTAAATTAGATATAGGTAAAGATTTTCAGCCTAATATGTATATAGGTGGTAATTACAAGAAAGATGAAATGAATGATGATATTATAGGTTGGTCAACAGCATTTAAAGTTAAAATGTTCTTTGACTCAATCGGATTACCTATCAGACTTGATAAAGGCAAATCAGCTAAATCTAGCAGATTACCAGCAGATGCAGAGCAAAGATTGCTTGGCAAGAAATTTTCAAGATTAACTTACATCTCAACTAAAACTAAAAGAGATGGTGGTCAGTTATGGAAAGATTGGCAAGAAACTAGAGCTGCAGGATATGATTCAAATAAATTCAAACAAGAATTTAAAGAATCAGTTAGCAAAGGTTATGTAAAAGACTTTAATTCTGGACAAGAAACACAAACAGAAGAAAGTCCATTCAATCAAGAGTTTGATGGAATGCCTGTATAATGAAACTTACGACTAAAGATATAATATATCTCTATATCAAAAGAAGACTAGAAGAAGGTATCAAGGTAATTTCTTCGATTCATATTGAAGATTCAATACCTAAGTATGGTGCAGTTTATCACAATACACAAAGATTACCATCGGCATATTCTAGAGCTTGGAGATCTATTAGAGAGAATCAAGAATATAAGAAAGTCGGAATATCTTTTGTAAAAGAGATAAAATCAGAAGGTAATACCAAAGTATGGCAGATAACGAAGTAAAATACATCGAATTAGCAGTAGGCTCTGTATCAAACAGGGCTTACGCTATTCGTCCAGAAAATATAGCAAAATACATAAAACCTAGACAGGAATTGTATAGAAGTTTATTTATCTTAGATAATACAGCTTATGATCACTTTAGAGATAAAGGTAGTATTAAATCATATAAAGGTAAGTATTCGCTAAATACAATAATATTTGACATTGACAAAGGCAAAAAGACTGGGGAAGATACTAGACAACGAGCTATATCATTTATGAATACATTACTTGAGCAAGGAGTTGACACTTCTACTCAAGCACATATATGGTTTAGCGGTAGAGGTTTTCATATAGAAATACCAAATCTTTATGGATTTGAAGAAAGTGAAAACTTGCCTTATCAAGTAAAGATGACAATAGATAGTCATTTTGGTAAACTTGTAGACAATATATATGATAAGGGTAGATTAATTCGTGTAGGATATACTATAAATATGAAAAGCGAATTATATAAATTACCTTTAAGTTGGCAAATGCTTAATGATATGTCATATCAAGAAATTTGTGAATATTGTCAAACACAGAAAACAGATTATAAACACACACAATTTGATCAAAGTGCAGTTTATCCTATATGGGAAGATAAAGTATTAGAAGTTCAAGAATATAAAGAAGAAAATGTAGAACTATCTAATACAGAATTAAACTCACACGTAACTTGTGTTCAAAAGATGTGGAAATCCAATAAAGAAGGTGAAAGACATATAACATTATTGCGTATGGCTAATGCGTGGAAACGTATGGGTGTACCAAAAGAAGGTGTTATTAAAATGGCTGAATACAATGTACCATCTTTGGATAGGAATGAAATACTTAAAATAGTAGATGATGTATTTGCATGGCAACATAATGGTTATAGTTGTAGTGATACAATTATGGATAAATATTGTGATCCACTATGCAAATTCTACAAAAATAAGAACTATGGATTAGAAGTTTATGGCGTAAGCGAACTATCTAATTTACTTAAAGAGTTTGTGCATATGGATATGGATAATAATAGTTTCAATCTTAAAGACTATTATCCTATACCTAGTGATTACAGATTCTTACCTGGCGAGCTTGCAATATTACTAGGTGATACTAAACTTGGTAAGACTGCTTGGCTACAGAGCCTAATGGTAAAACTATCACATATGAATATACTGTATTTATCACTTGAGGTAGGTAATTGGCTAATATTCAGACGTTTCTTACAAACAGCTAATGATTTAACTAAACAAGAAGTCAATGAGATATATAGAACTTATGACGAAAGTAAAGTTAATTCAATTAATGATAAAGTTAAGAATATAAAAGTTATGACTACTAGTCCTGATATAGATTCTATGAAACAAATTATATCAGAAAACCAACCACAAATAGTTTGCATAGATACAATAGATGCAATCGAAGTAAAATACAATAATGATCCATTTACTAAAATGGAAAAGATAGTAAATAGTCTGAAACAAATAGCAACTCAAATGGATGTTATATTCTTTGGTATATCACATATATCTAAAGGTGCTTCTAGAGATACGCTAACTGTTCATAGTGCTAAGGGTAATTCAGCTATTGAGCAGAAAGCAGATAAGATTATTGGCATAACTGGTGACAGGCAAGCTAATGATATTAGAATAATTAGATCTCTAGCATCCAGAGACGAGACTGACTTTGAAATGGCGTTAAAGTTTCGCTATCACTCATTTCAATTTAGTCCAATGGAGATAGAATAATGATAGAAATAAAGAAAGTTAACAATCAAGAGAATGCCTTAGGATATTCATTAATAATTTTATGGATATTTTCGATTACTTTTTCTTATAATATAATAAGAGGTGATCATATAACTTTAGGTGTTTGCCTTGGTCCATTAGAGACATCTGTATGTTTATCAATATGGAGAAAATTGTTACCATGAAAGCAAGATCAGCTAAAAATAAAGGCAAGAGATTGCAGAATATAGTAAGAGATAAATTAGTGGAAATGTATCCAGATTTAAAAGATGATATAGGTTCACAAATTATGGGTATGACGGGTGAGGACATTGTCCTTACCCCTCACGCCAAGAAATTACTACCATATTCTTTTGAATGTAAAAATGTAGAAAAACTTAATGTTTGGAAATCATTTAAGCAATGTGAAACTAATGCAGGAGAATCAACTCCAGTATTAGTAATAAAAAGAAATAGAGAAACTCCAAAAGTAGTAATGGATTTAGATAAGTGGTTAGAATTAATTAAGAAAACCAATGAATAGAAAATCGTCTATAAATTGCCTAAAGAAACTGTATGTCCTATTAAACGATGTAATGGGAGATACAGTTCTAGGTACTAAATATAAAAGATCGTTGAAAAAAGGCATAAAATCGCTCGAAAAAAATGCATTAGAAGTTAATAATGGAATCTTTAAAGTACAGGTTACAAATAATGTTGATAATATTACTATAGATGTACTATCAAATGAAGATGAAATTATTGATACTATAAGATATGATTGTGATGCTTTTTTAAATGATGAAATAATCGGAAAAAGTTAGAGGGCCTTGCTCTTACCTCCAGTCCCCTAAGTTACTCGTCCAGCGAGGCTCTCTTTTTTCAAAGGAGAAACTATGAGACCAATAAGTCACGAGTTAGCACATGTCTATATAACAGCAGATGGAAATATATATCTTAGCAAGGAAAAAGCTAAGAGACATCAAAGAAGATTAATTGCAAGAGAAAAAAAGAAATAATTGTTTTAATTGCATATATCAACATAACCAACATTGCAGATGGTATTTTTACTACAAAAAAACTGCTGCAATAAAAATTCCTAACAAAGTAATAGATAATGGTTGTAAATTCTGGAAATCAGATGTTGAAAGATTACATCCATTAACCAATAGTGTAATTATAAAATTAAAGGGAGTTTTTGTTGACTGATTCGTACTATACGAAAGGTTACAGGAATTTATCAAGAAGAGAAAGATTTAAAAAGGCGGCAATGAATGATTCAGATAATGGAAGATGCTGGTGGATATATACTTATATACTGTCCTTTTATAAAGATCCAGTTAAAGTTTAACTCTTAATTCCAAACCAAGTTAATACAATACTTACTATTACAGTTATTGTACTACCAATTGTTTTGATAGCTGTAATACTGTTTTCTGCACTCCTTAACCTACCATTGATCTTTTGTAAATGTGAATGATTTTCGTTGACTTTTTCTTTAATGTATTCAAGATGAGTCATTACTTCATCTCTGTACTCGTTTACATTTTTAGATTTCATTTTTTAATTTTTTTTACTTTTCCGTTATGAGTTCTAGCAAACTTATGTGTTTTAGTTTCTCTAATTAAAGTACCACTATATCTTTTACCACCCCATAACCAACTTACTTTTTTAGCCATTATTTCTTTTTACTTTTTTTTGAATAGGTTTTTTTCTTTGAAGAACTTTTCTTAACAGATTTCTTAGGTCTACCAACTTTCTTACCATATGTACCTTTACCTCGTGGCATAATATCTCCTAGTATTTTTTATTTTCATTTCGTTCTTGCATTCTCATAAACTTATCTTTTAATCCATTACCTGATAAGCTAGCTATAACTTCTACAAGTGTTTTATAGCTATTTTCTAGACCTTTTTGTTCTAATTGCATCTTTTTTTGCTGATCAATTAGTTTAACAATAATTCCTTCAACTCTAGCAAAAGACTCTCTAAGTTCTTTCTGCAATTCATCTTGTATAAATTTATTCTGTTTTTGTATAAACATCCAAAATGCACAAGCGACTACAAGAGGAACTCCATATTGTTCTAATACTTGAAGCCAATCCATTTATCTCAATATAGGTTTTGGTTTATTCATTTCTTCTTCAAGTAATCTAGTTTCAGTAGATACAGCAGGATCTTCGGTTAATGACGTTGGAGAATGTTTTAATATATATTGAGCTAATTGTTCATCAGTCATATTATAACCACCTCTCATACCTGTATCTCTTAAAGCCATCATTTTATCTGCCATAGTATTAGCATTTAAAAAGTTTTGAAAACCATCATTAGATAACAACTCCTCTATTCTTCTTTCCCAACCTAATTCATCTTGCTTTTGTTGTAAAGGGCCTTTATCTTCAACTAAATTATTCCAAATAAATATAGCTTCTTTTGCTAATCGTGTTGCTTTTTCTTGTTCTTGAGCCATTTGAACTCTGCCTTCTTGTGGCATCATAGATGACTCTGGTCCACCAGGAACCCAAGGTCTATCTGACATAATTATCTCCTCATTCTAGGATTATACATTTGATAAGCCTCAAAAGAATTAGTAGGCTCTGCTAAATCAAATAAACTACCAGCGTCTGGATCTCCAGGCATTACAATAGAACCAGCTGGGTACATTTCAGGTTCTGGTTCGTAACTATAAGATTCTAATCCCATTTGCCCTCTTCTTTTGTTTATTGCTTCTCTGTATAATTTTTCTGTTTGTGGTCCCCAAACTCCATCTACATCTGCTCCAATTGCAGATTGTATAGCCATAACCTGATCTTTATTAGAAAAATCAATTTCACTAGTATCAAGTGCTTTACCTGTAGGAGCATATTGCCATGCTTCAGGCATACCAAACATATTCTTTTTTAAGCCTGTGCCTGCTGCAGGTGTTTCATTTAATCCTATGTAATTACCACCTTCATCGTAGTAATTAGGATAAAGTCCTTGTCTAGGAAGTCCTTGTCTATTTTTCAGTGTTTTATCATAAGGAACTTTAGGTGTCCCAAAACCATAGGCATCTCTTGCCATTTTATTCTCCTTCTGTCATATCAGACAGTTCTTTGTCAATTAACTCTTTTCTTTGAGCTAACACATTAGCTCTCTTAATTTTACTTCTAACAGTATCTAAAGGTAACCCAAAAATTTGTTGCATTGCTCTACCTTCTATTGTTCCATAAGGTTCATCTACAATTTTATCTGCAGATCTAATCATTCTACCAAATGGAAACATTGTATAAATTTGATAATCCATAAACCTATCCCAGTCATTATTTATTAAACTACCAAAAAATGACATTGGTAATCTAGCTACTGGAGGTGTTACTATATTTAAAGGAGCTACAGGATAAGGCCATTGACCAAAAAAGGCTTTATCTCTTTCTTTCTTATCTCCTAATAACCACTCTCCAGTTTCTTGAACCCAATCGTAAGGAGGTGGTAAGCTAGTATCAAATAAACTATATGCAAAAGCAGAGGCAAGTGCAGCTATAAACATATTAATTTGAAAGTCTGTCTTAAACCTTTCAAACTGCTCTGTGCCTGGTTCAAATCCGTAGTATTTAGCTTTTCTTAGCATCTCTTTACGAACTCTTACCGAATTAAATACAAATAATTTAAAACGAGATAACACTTTTCCCAAGGAAGTTCTCATATAGCCTGGCCTAAAAGAACTATGATAAACAAACTGAGTTGCTTCTACTCCTTTTAACCCAGCTTCCATAACAGCTGGATCATCTAAATTTAATCTTAATCCATCCTTACCATATACTTCCATATATTTAATAGCATGTGATAAAAAAGAGTCTCTTCTTAACTTTCTTTCTGATGCTTGCATAAATACTGCTGCATTATCTATAAGAAGTTTGTCAACTTTATATTTCTTAGCTAATTCAAGAATGGTATTATCATTCATATCAGGATCTCGCTTTAACTTAGATTTTAAATCTTTAGAAAAATCTTTTAAGTTTTGTTTAGCTATACCCCTAGCATCTCTCAATCCAATATTTAAGTTAAGCTCGTTAGTAATAAACGATTCTATAATTCCTTTTTCTGCTATCCATTTATCTAAATCTTTCTTATTCTTAACAGAGCTACCATCTTTAAATCTTAATCTGTATTCACCTTTCTCATTAACTAATAAATTGCTTTTAATCCACTTTTTATCGTAAGAACGCATAAAGTTTTTAAGACCAGCTCTTGTAATAGTATTAGTAGTTCCGCCAAATAAATTCCCGACATATAATTTAGGATGTCCTAATATAGTTAAAAGATTAAACTTAGCTTCAACTCTTCCCATATTATGAACAACCCTAGACATAGCAGACATGTGTGCTTGATACATTTTTTCGTATAACACTGGATCGCTTTTCTTTAAACTTTCTTTAGGCATTTCAGGAACTGTATTCATCCAAGGAAGTTGTCTTCCGTGTTTTTTAAACCAATTATTAATTTTACTATTTGCTTCTATAACTGCTTGATCGCTAGTTAAATAAAAGCCTCTACGTTTAAACTTAGGATCAGCTTGTAAAAATTTATGCATTTGATTACCAAATATTGTAGGTAATCCCATTGAATCTCTGTAATATGATTTTAAATACAAAGCCCAGTCTGCAGTGTTCTCTCCAAATGCAGCTTCTTTCTCAAAATTCATTATTGATTTTTTAGATTGATAACCACTCATTGCTTTATACATTGCAGTAAATATACCCTTTTTATAAAAGTCAATTGCATTATGTGTTCTATCCCAGCCAGGCATATCAGCGTGTCTTTCTAATGCAGAGCCTGGCCTGTGATTAAGAAGCGTACTATCTATATCTTTTATACTCATTTTAGAAAAGTCATACATAACAGATTCTGTTGTAACACTACTCATTCCTAAATCTTCAGAAGTAGATCTATCTTGCATTATCTCATAACTTAATCTTTTAAGTTTAGCCATTCTCTCTGCTTTCTTAACACTGCCAGTATCTGATAGTGTTTTATCGTATACTTCTTGAACTCTTTCATTAATCCATTTATCAATAACTTCTCTACTCTTTTTATTTCTTCCAAAATTAATATGAGGTATATATGTATCAAATTCAAATCTACCTATAGGATTGAATTTTACTTTCTTTCTAAATTGTTCTCTACGTTGTTTTAAAGACATGCTCTTTTTATAAGTCTTATTATTAATTTGAGTTTCTAACATTAACTCATAAGATGCTCTTAAAATAACTTCTATAGGTACTTCAGGAATACCCTTACCCTTCATAACGTCCGACATTATAGCTTTTTCGAAGTTTTTTGCATTAAACTTACCATCCTTATCCCAAGATAAATACTTGCTATATTTGCCGTATTTGTTTTTAACATCTATCTGTGAAAAATCTATATAATTTCCTTTGTTATCTGTAGCGTGTATATATTTTTTACTAAAATTCTCAAACTGCTCAGTATACTTATTATTATCTCTTTCTATAATTTCATCTAATGATCGTTCTTTGTTTCTTATATTAAAAGACTTTTTATTAAGCTGTTTATATAAGTCAGTAGATTTATAATCCACACCTTCACGTTTTAAGAATATTAATTCACTAATACCTTCTGCTTCTTTAACAGGAAGATTCCTGTGTATATAAGCTCTGTCATTAAACTCTTCTACTTTACCTGTCTGTCTTTCAATTTCGCTAGTAGTTTTGTGTACATAATCTTTTATGATACCTAAAGTGCCAGTGTATTTTCTAATTGTTCTTTTAACAAATCCTTCTTTAGTCTTTACATTCTCTTGAAAAGTAGCAAAGTATTTGTTTTCAAAATTTCTCATATATAAATCAACATATTCTGGAGATGCTCTCCAAACAAAGTCAGGTAATTTAGTACCAGCTTTAGTAAACCTATTATCCATATCTTTCATATATCTGTTAATTGCATTTATATCTTTTATATCAATTAAACTTATATCCTTAGCTGGACCTCCTGCAACTTCGATAATAAAGTTTTCATAAAAATCTTTAAAATTATCTCTAATGTGAGGATTGTTATCAAGCCTTCTTTCAAAATCTTTTACTAAATCAAACTGATCTTTAGTTAAAGCCTTTCTTCTAAATAAATCACTTAAAGATTCGTTAGGATTTTTCTTAACATCTGGAGTTTTATTTATAGCTTTATCTATAATATCTTCTTGAGCTTGTTTTTTAGGAGTTTTATAATCAAAAGTTTCCATATCAAAAAGAGCTTTTTCTTTTGGCTTTTTACCAGTAACAGTTCCTATTATAGATTGGAACAAATCATTATGCTGCTTAGTATAATATTCTAATGATTTTTGATTTATACTTTTAGATTGAAAAGGTATCTTACTAAAACTTGTATCAGTAGATTTAGTTCTTACAAATGGACTTAACAACCACATATCAAAATATTTATGAAGCATATCAGAATTTATAAGATTATCCTTTCCGTGTCTTTTATCGTATTGTTTTACTAACTTATTTAAAGATCCATTCTTATAATCTAAAACTTGTTTATCAAAGTATTCGCTAGAAGAATGTACTATTTCACCAAATTCATTTTTAACTTCTGAATCTGGATGAAATTGCCTAGTTCTTTTTTTAATAATTTCAGCTGTTTTTGCTATCTTGCTTAATATATTTACATCTAATTCTTGTATTGCTTTATCACCATAGCCCATTTTCTTTAACGCTGCATATATATCATTCCCTGATTTAGCAATAGCGTTCCAAGAAGTAAGTTGTTCAAAATCTCTTTCAACTTTATATCTCATTTGACTATAATTACCATAAGGCTTTGCTTGTAGTTTAAAATTTAATTGAGTTAAAACCCTATATGCTGGATTAGTATTCTTATTTCTTATATACTGCTTAACACTTTCACTCATTGCTTTATTTAAGTTTTCTAAAACTTTAACATCATTAAAGATTTTCATATTGCCTTTAGAATCAACCATTGCTTGGTTTAATCTTTCTGCAACTCTAGAAGAAAGTGTAGGAAAAGAATTTAAATCATTTAATTGGTTTATACTTCTTTGCCATAAAGGAAATGATGTTTTATTACTAGAACTTATTTTTGCTCTAGCATCAAATATTGCATTTAAAGATGTATTTGCCAAATCATCGTAAGTAACTTCTTTCATTTTTTTACCTAGCTTAACACCTTTCATATTAAAAGCACTGTTTAACATAATATTAGGAAGGTCTGTAAAATCAATCATCTTAGGATAGTTAGCTGCATCTGCAGAACGATTGACAACCTCTCTTCCTAACCTTGCTAATATATTATGTCCATTTGGTTTTAATTCTAAAGTAACATTACCTAGGTATTTACCTTTAGGAGAATTCATTGAAAAAGTAACTGCACCTTTTCCCTTTAAAAAATCTGCAATACCTAATAAGTTATCTTTAGCTACAACTCCATAACCTAATCCCTTCTGTCCCTTTGCAGCTGAGTCTGCAACTATTCTTCTCATAGAAGGAGAAAACTTACTTTCAATTGTACTATATGCTTGATTGCCTGATGCTCCAAAAACTGGATCAAATACTTCAGACTTTCCGTCTATCCATCTATTGTCTTTAGACCATTGATCTTGTTGCTTTTTAACAGCATCTACAACTTTCCTTGGCATATTTTGATATAAAAAAGCACTATCACTATCTTTATCTGCACCACCTAAGTATGCATTATCCTTTGCATTAGTAGTAATGGACACTCCTTTTTGGGTGGTAAAGCCATCAAACTTAAGAACCCTAGTCCCAGAAATACTATCGGCAGGAACACGAATAACAAGAAAATCGAAAGCATTAGCTTCGCTTTTTGGCTTACCATTTTTAACATAATCATTCCATGCCTCCTCTAATTTTGTATCCTTACCTTTATACTTAACTGTCATTTTACCCATATCTCTGTCTAACATAAAGTGTCCATCTTTAATATCTCTAGTACTTAATAATAAATGAGGATCTTTAGGAGCCAACCAACCTTTAGATGAGTATTTATATTTAGGAGCATAAGCTCTAGTAACTAGATATTTCTTATAAACATTTTCAAAAAATTGTCTAGAATTTCCTAAATTAATTTCTCTTAATGATTGAGAAAAATCAGCAGAATCTAATATTCTATTATTTCTATAAACGTATTGCTGATATTGTTCTGGTGTAAAATTATCTACATCTTCTAATTGACCTTTCTTATCCTGTCTAGAAATTTGTCTTGCTATATCTTTAGCTAACTCTGTATTACCGTGTTTAGTTAATATATCGTGTATTATATTTATATCTAAATCATCAACTTTAAACTTCTTATATCCAAATGTTTTCTGCATCCAGCCTTCGCTTTCTACATAATTCTTGATAGCTTTGTTTACATTCGGATCACCTTCTATATTAGGAAGATAAACCTCTTTCCAAAGAGCCTCTAAAGCCCCTCTAGCTTGTCCTTGATTTAAATTACTAGCAAGCTGTCTTGCTATCTTTTGTTTCTTTAATGCAGTAGCAGGATTTTCAAAAGTACCTAAATTAATTCTAATATCTGCTTCATTAATATCTAATGTATTTAAATTGCCTTCATGTTCATATACTCTTTGTTTTAGTTTATCTATATTAAAAGTATTAAATCTTTCACCATTAGGACCTCCTATAGAACCAGTATGTTTTGTAGCAGATTTCATTATAACAGATCTTAATCCATTATTAATCATATATTGTTCTAAGGGCTTACTAGCACCTCTTCCAGCTGCTTTAACTATCATAGTCCCCATTGGTGTTTTAACTATAATAACTGGTTTTATCATAGAAGGATTGACATCACTGTATTGACTGTCTTTCCATTTTTCTTTTAAACCTAATCTATCATACATAATGTCTATATCTTTTTGTAAGAAATATATAGTTCCATCTGTATCACTGTCAAAATATTCCCTTTCACCTTTTATATTTATATACTGATTCTTAGCTACGTCTAAAAAGTTTTCTGTAAATATTGCGCTTTTTAAAGTACCTAGTGAATCTTTAGGAAGTGGCATTGACTTGTCATTATATAATTGTTCTCTTTTATTCCAATCGACTACATTCTTAGAATAACCGTCAGTCATTAATTTATGTATATTACTTAAATCTTTTTGATCATATAGTCCATTTCTTTCAGCTTCTGCTAATATATTAGATCTCCAGCTTTTATCATGCCTATCTATTATATATTGCTTATCTGCTGATGAATCAAACTTGTAATAACTCATCCATTCATTTCTACTATCTAATAAAGATTTTCTAATTTGTTCGTATGATCTAGTAGAATCTCTTTCTGATAAGGCTTTAATAAGCTGTTCATTAGTGTATCTATTTGCATCTGCATGATATTCTCTAATAGTAAGTATACCTTTATCTTTAATACCACCGTATAAATACCTGCCAGATTCGTGTAGTTTACTTTCTATTTTCCATAGAAGTTTAGTATCTACATTTTTAGTAGTACTGGTTTTCCAATTTGTAGAAGCGTTTTTAGTAGTTCCGTAAGACAATGGCTTATATTTAGTATACTTACCTGTTTTAGGATCTTTTATAAAAACGCCATCCCAAGTAATATACTCTGTATTTTCTAAAACATCAGAAGGTCTGTTAACTCTACTTTCTCCGTTAACAGTTCCTTCGTAATCTCCCCTAAAACCTATCTTCTTTCTATCAATACCACCTATTATAGTGACATTACCTGTAGTAGGATCGTAACCTGCAGCAAATATATCAACGTCATTTTCACGTTCTTTCATTTCTTGAGCATTAGTTTTAGGTTCGCCCTTCTTTTTCTTAGGAGTTGGAGTTAAATCTACTGGATCATTAGCATCCATTTGTTGTTCTGCATCTGACAATGCATCTGTTAAATCTTTATGAATATGTATTTCAGAAGATTTCTTAGAACCAGGACCTGACATGTAAAAATCATGTGCTTCGCTTCTAAAGAATGCATCTAATTTTTCTTGAGGTAGTGGATCGTTAGCTCCTAATCCTTCTGATTCTCTAGCCTTTCTAGTAACTTCAGCATTAACATAGTCTTTATCATAACCTAGGTAATTAAATTGTCTGTATAAGTAATCTTTAGAACCTTCAGTAACTTCCTTTTTTATATACTCTTGAGCGCCTTTAGAGTATTTATCCCACCTAGGATGTTGAGTAGGACGAAATATAAACTTCTTATCACCTTCATATTGCAATCTTTGTATGAATTTGCCACCTTCTGCTTCCATAGAAGGTCTAGATCCATATCCAAAATAACCGCCTAAAAGCGTCTGATACATAATCATTTCTATAGGTTCACCTTGTAGTGCTGTAGGAACTCCAAGCATAGCTGCACCTATAGCTGACTTAACTCTTTGCTCACCTTTTCTATATGTGTTAGGACTTGTGGATTTAAGATAGTTTCCTATCATTCTTATTTCTCCTAATCCTCCAAATGCACCACCTGCTATAGCACCACTATATGCAGAATGCATCATTTCATCAGGACCTTTCCATACAGAAGAAACTGCACTTGCTGTACCTAAATGAACTGCTTGTTCTAATACTGATCTAGCACCTGCCCCTTTCTTTAAAAAATCTAATGATTGTAATTTACTAACTTCTAAACCTTGTTGAAATTTTCTTTTACCTATATCTCCAAATATCATAGGTATTGACCAATGGTTTGCTTCCCTTGTAATTTCAGCTGCATCATCTACATATCTAGCTGCGCCTTTATAAGTAATCTTACCAAAAGCATCTTTAACTTGTTCTCCAAAACCTATTTTAGCTAAACCTTTAGCACCTAGTTTTAATGGTGCTGATATAATACCTGGAGCAAAACCTGCTAAATGCCCTAATGAATGTGCTATTGATTCGTATGTTGTAGTAGGATGATCGCCTTTTAATGTAGAAACTGGTATTGTTGTAAACCCTTCAAAGAATCCATCAACTAAATGACTCATAGTTTTTCTAAAATTAAAGTCATCAGTTTTTCTATTAAAGGGAACGTTATTATCGTCTGCTAATCTTTGTAGCTCGTCAACTTGTTCTTCGGAATATAAATAAGGATTGTATCTGTAGTGCTTTACTAACTCTAATATTCTATCATTATATGTAGACATAATTATTTATTTGTTACTGGAAATAAATCTTCAGGCATTCTTTGCCTTTTATCACCTATAAGATAATCAAAGTAATTTACAAAATCTTTTTTTAGTCTGCTAGTTAAACCTTGTTGTATTGCATCATCCCAATTTTCCTGAAACCCTGCGCCATAATATAATTGACTTCTTCTTGGTAGATTTTTTCCATATATATCATCATCATACCATTCACCTGTGTCTTGATCTAACCAAGCATAAAGCATTTTACCTTCTGGATTCTTTCCCCAAGATTCATAATATAAATGTCTTTTTGGAGGTAATAAATATTTGTAATCAAAACTTGTAGGTTCAGTTCCGTAGCCGAATCTATCTCCTGCCATTTTAATTACCCCCTATAAGCTATAAGAGTAGCATTTGAGTTTGTATGATTTACAACAGCAGAAAAATTACCATAAATTATATCTCCTGGTTGTAAAAATACTGCACCTAAATTATCTCCAACATTAGAAGTAGCGCTAACTAATTGAACAAATTGAGCTGAATACGCTGTTGAACCAGGTGTTACAGCAGCAACGCATTGTAACGCAATCCAAGATCCTGAATGATCTGGTGTTTGACTGTTACTGTCATGCTCTGCTACTACATCAAATCCAGCTTGTCCTATTTCTAAATTAGCTGCTTCTTGTGCAGAATATTTATTTGGGCCTGTTGCCATTATCTTTCTCCTTTAAGTTATTATATGCAAATCAGTGAGTACGCAATGTTGACTGTCAACGTGCATATATTTAATTAAAATCTAGGTCCAAAAATTTCATCAACTATACTTCCTGTTCTTGGACTAGGTGCATTTCTAAATGCTCTGTTTATAAGACTTTGAGTTCCAGCAGATGCAAATTCTGCAGCATCTGATGCTTTACTAGAAGCTCTGCTAACAATATTTCCATATTGATCAACCATTCTACCATATCTATCAGATGATGTAACTCTATTAACAGTGTCTGTATATTTACCTACAACTCTATCTCTTAGAGGATTTAAATTAGCCATTTTAGAATTAGCAACACCTTGTCTTAACAAACCAGTTCCTTTCAACAAAGCTCCACCTGTGCCTACAGCTCCTAAAACTGTTCCAACTCCTCCAGCAAATCTGTCTAATCCAGATTCACCGTGAAATTCTTGACCAACAGAAGTAGGTCTAAATCTATTAGGTATTAATCCAAATGCTGCAGTATCTGCTAAATCAAACAAACCTTTTCTAATAGGCTTTGATTTTACTTTAAATTCAATTCCCATTTGAGCTGCTAGTATTGCTATTTGCTCTAAATCTTTTTCATTTAAACCTGATAATTCACCAGCATTGTATCTATTTACTAATTCTTTAACTTGCTCAAATTCTAGGCTAGTTTGTTTTAATTTTGAAGTAGTTAAATTTGCCATAATTATCTTATTCTCCTCCTTGATACAATGTGCCTAATATATTCTTATTTTTTAATTCTTCTATAATATCTTCAGATTTTTGATTTTTAACATAACTTCTAGGATCTACATAATCTTCTAAAGCTGCATTTACTTGGAGAGGACTAAATCCTCTGCTTGTTAAATATCTACTAGCTAATCCTATAGGATCTAAATCTTTGGGCTTATCTGGTCTTCCATATTTTAAAAACCTATCCCATAATTGATTAGCTCTAACGTTTAATCTTCCAGGTATTTTCTCTATATTTTTACCAGTAAACATATCCATTAAACTAAATTGCAAATCTTCAGGCATTTCGTTTATTGCTCTGTCTATTTCATCTAATTGATTTGTATATTGCTGTTGTCTTGTATCTTGCAAATCTGCTTTACTAACACCCAATGCTTCTGCTTGTTGTCCTGCTTCTAATTTGTCTTGAGCATATGTAGCTTGTCTCATTCTTTCTTTAGATTCTGGCAGCTGCACTAAATCAAATAGCTTATTTCTTAAATCTATATTTTGTTGTTCTAATTGCGCTCTAGTATCAATTCCATATTTATTTAAACTTGCATTAGTTCTAGCAATTTTCATTTGATTATGCTGATTAATAAAGTTCATTGCTGCTGTATCTATACTCATTTAAC